TGCATCAAAGGGTCAGCACGGCGGGGTTGCATTTAAAAATACAGAAGATGCTACTAAAGGCGCGCATGGATTAAAAAAAGAATTTCCGGGATATAAGTACAGTGTTTATAAATTAAAAGGTGATTTTGACAAAGACACCTATTACAGTAAAAAAACTGGTATGAATCATGTAAAAAGAAATACTGAAATTAGTCATAAAGCATTACATAATGTAACAGAGAGTAGTGAAGAGCTTAATGAAAGTGCTTTGACCGCTCTTCGTGTTGCAACAAAAGCTCATAAAGGCCAGTTTAGAAAAAGTGGTGGAGAGTATATTGCACATCCAAAAGAAGTTGCACGATTTGTAAAGCAATTTAAAAAGTCTAATAACTTATCAGCTATGATTCAAGCAGCGTATCTTCATGATACGCTTGAAGATACTGATACGACATATCAAGACTTAGTTAAACAGTTTGGTGCTCTTGTAGCTGATATGGTTCAAGAACTAACTACTGATAAAGCTGCATCTGATGCAATTGGTAAGGGTGAATATATAGCTAATAAAATGGCTAAGATGTCGAGTTGGGCATTAGTTGTTAAGTTAGCTGATAGACTAGCAAATGTTCAGGATATAGACACACGACCAGCAGATTTTCAAAAGAAGTATGCAGCTCAGACTGTATTAGCTATCAATAGATTAAGAAAAGATCGCTATTTAAGCCAAACACATAACAAGATTATTTCGGCNATTGANAAGAAAATTAANGAATACATTCCNAAAACTGTTAAAGAAGATACTGCTGAATTACGTAAAAAATATCAAAATCATATCAATGCTGAAGAAAAACTCAGTGATCATGATTATGGAGTTAATAAAGCTAAAGTAACACGGACTGCTAATACATTAAGTAAAGCAATCAATAAACATCTTGGTCCTGATGCAACTATTCAAGATAAAATTAACCTTAGAACCCGATTACAAAACGGAAAATAGGAAAATAATATGCTAAGATTTAAATCATTTATAACAGAAAACAAAAGTAAATCTACTGAAATTGTTCCCGGATTTCATAAAGATGAAGACGGAAATGTTTTTATTTCTCATAGTACGTCATACCATAAACGTGATAGAAAAAAAGATAAGAAAAAAGATACTAATGAATCTACTATAATAAGCAAAGTTAAAAAATCTCTTGGTATTAAAGCCGATCATGAAAAGACTTTAGACGAACATGCTGCTGGTCATAATAAAAAAGATCACAGTGCATATTTGTCTGCTCATTCTGCAGGCGCGCATAAAGATCCTCATGAAAAAAAAGCTTTTCAATATTTTAAAGCAAACTCTTTAGACATGAATGAACATTTGATAGATGCACATAAGCAGAAGTTGTGGCGTGGGCATGGCTATCATACTTGGCATGCCCAAGATCACGCGGATGGGGAAGAGAAACACGTGCATATGAACGATTTTTCTACTTACCCCACTTATCATCAATTGGAACATATTAACAGAAGCGAATCTCATGTACATCGTACAATTATAAAGCATTCTAAACCTTTTGGTAAGAAAATAACTTTATATCACGGGTCGCATCACGACTTTGGCGAGGCGGCAAAAGGCGCTAAAGATGGTATAGTTCATAATCCGTCACATATGTCTACTTCACACAGTCATGAGTCAGCAGAAGAATTTGGCAGCGGGCATATAGTAGTAATTCATGCTGATAAAAAGACCAAAGGTGTTCATATAGATGGAAAAGGTTCTGGTTCAGAAGGCCACTCCGAAAAAGAAACAATAATTCCAGCAGGCACTAAATTTAAACATATTAAATCTCATAAAACATCAGATGGATATGATGTACACCATTTCAAAGTTCATAGTCAACAAAATGCTAATGGGTATCCTTTGGACTATAGCAAGGCCGCGGAATATCAGGATGCTTAGATTTACTAATTTTATAACTGAACAAAAAAATACTCATATGACTCATATCGAAGATCGTGTTATTTACGGCGGCGTGGGTGGTACTCGACAAGCAATCTTTGCTCTTCGAGATCTAAGAGATATGTTAGGTGGTAAAAAAGAAGGCAGAGTAAGTGTTAAATGGGACGGNGCACCTGCTGTTTTTGCTGGTATTGATCCAAATGACGGAAAGTTTTTCGTGGCTAAAAAGGGTATTTTTAATAAAAATCCTATGGTTTATAAAACCGATGCTGATATTGATGATGATACTAAAGGTGATTTAAATGCTAAATTAAAAGAAGCTTTAAAGTATCTGCCAGCGCTTGGAATTAAAGGCGTGATTCAAGGAGATTTTCTATTTTCAAAATCAGAGCTTGCTACTCAAACTATTGATGGTCAGAAATATGTAGTATTTCATCCAAATACCATTGCTTATGCTATTCCTGCAGGTACGCCTGCAGCTGCTTCTGTAAAAAGAGCTAAGATGGGTATCGTATGGCATACCACGTATACCGGTGATTCATTTGAGACGATGAGAGCTTCTTATGGTGTTGATGTTTCAAAACTAAGAAAAAGTGCTGATGTGTGGTCTCAAGATGCAATGCTTAGAGATTTAACAAGGGTCACCATGTCAGCAAATGAGACAGAAGATGTAAATAAAAAACTATCTGAAATAGGGTTTTTATTTAATCAGATTGGTGCATCTACACTTAAAGTTCTTGAAGATAATAGAGATATTGCTCAAACGATTGAAACGTTTAATAATACTTTTGTTCGTAAAGGCGAGCAAATTAAGGATACTGCAAGACATGTGACTGCGCTAATCAAGTGGGTTAATGCTAGGTATCAAAAAGAAATCGATAAGCGAAAAACTGAAAAAGGTAAGAAGGCTCAGATGATAAAGCGTGATAACTTTTTAAAATTTTTCTCACCTACTAACAAAGCTAATCTTAAAAAAATATTTGATTTACAACAACTGATAATTGTTGTAAAGTTAAAACTTATAAATATACTTAATAAGCTCAAAAGTATCGATACTTTCGTAAAAACGCCAGATGGTTTTAAAGTTACCGGCGAAGAAGGTTATGTTGCTATTGACAAATTAGGTGGTGATGCGGTAAAGATTGTTGACAGATTAGAATTTTCATACAACAACTTTTCGCCAGATATTTTAAAAGGATGGGATAAACCAGGAAGATGAAAATGGAAAAAAGATATACAAAACTATTGCGCTCACTTAATGAAAACTTTGTTGCATTTGATTATGATCACGAGGTTTTAACTCACTTTCAGACAAAGGCTGATGGAATGAAATGGAAAAATCATAAAAATGCGCCAGATTCTTACTATCTAGTAAAAACAAAACACCGGCTCCTTAAAGGTGACACGGCATCTGACGGATCTGATAGTTTGTCAAAACATTTAAATACTCAGCCATTTCCACATAGGGATGGACCACATTATTCTGTACATAAAGAATCTGTTGAAAGAGCTAAAAACGTGGCAAGAGGAATGGGTGTTGATCCCGATGATGTAATCAGAGGAATGGGAAAAGGCCCTCATGCTGAAAAAGATAAAGCAAGAGCGGCAAAAGAACCGAAACCAACATTAAAATCTAGAGCTAAAAATGTAGTAAGAGGAATGGGTGTTGATCCCGATAATGTGATGAGAGGAATGGGTTTTAAAGAATCTGTTTTGCCTAGTTCGATTGGCACAAATTGGGCTCCAAAAGAAGATCGTGACCGGTCTGATAGAGTTAGAGATCATGAACTTGCTAGGCTGCATCATGAAAGACAGATGACTAGAGATCCAAAAAATAAAAAATATCATCTACAACAAGCATCTTTGCATTCTGCTGCCGAAGATGCTGGCGCTGAAGTCAGTCGTATTGCTCCTGGAAAGCTGCGGGATGCAGCAAATAAAGATTTTGAAGAAAAAAGTAAAAAAGCACACGCTGGGTCAGTTCAGCACTTGGGTGCGTCTGTTGAAGTTAATGAAAAAGCACCAAAGATAGACCCAAAGAAATATGAAAAGCATATGAATAGAAATAAGAAACCAGAGAAAATGAGTTCTACTAAAAAGGCATTGTCTGATATTAGTAAGAGGGCAGATAAAATGTCAAGAGAATCTGTTGAAGTTA